GGGATGACAGAAGAGCAAATTCAGGATATTGTCATGGGGACGATTGCTGGCGCGTTAGATACAGGTGATTTGATTAGCGGATCACCAGAAATGCGTGAGCAACCCGAAATGACAGAAGAAATGCCTCCGCAGCAACCAATGCCAGACATGGGCGGTATGCCTGAGATGCCACCTGAAGGAATGATGGAATGACCGTAAGCCTCAAACATACTTTTCAGTCTGCCAAAACTGACAGCCTTGATGTATCTCTTGTCCAGCCATCCAACTGGAACCAAGAACACGTATTGACAGCGGCTGCGGGCAAAGTTCTTGGCCGTGATACGTCTGGCAACGGCGCGGTGCAAGAGTTGCCGATCTCTGTAACGCCGGGCGGCGATGTCACTATACCTAACAACCTTGCCGTCACAGGCACATTTGGTGTTACAGGTGCTACAACTCTTACTACCGCACTCGGCGTTACGTCGGGCGGCACAGGTCTTGCGACGCTGCCCGCTAACAACGTCTTAATTGGCAACGGCACATCGGCTGTGGCTTCTGTTGCGCCGGGCACTTCTGGTAACCTACTTACCAGCAACGGCACATCGTGGGTATCTTCAGCTTCAACAAGCGGAGTGGCTTTCCCGCAAAACATCCAATCCGCCGACTACACACTAGTTTTGTCCGACGCAGGCAAACAGATATTCCACCCTGCCAGCGACACCGCGCAGCGTATATACACCATACCTGCAAACGCCAGCGTCGCGTTTTCAATAGGTACTGTGGTGATCTTTACAGTTGAGAACAGCGGAAGGTCTGTTTCCGTTGCTTGCGGGGACACACTTGTGTTTGGCGCAGGAACGACCGGAACCATAGCTGTTCCACCTAATAACACACTTATGGCAATTAAAGTTACTGCTACGAAGTGGATGGCAAATTATCTTTATCAAACGGGAGCAGCCTCAACGCTTGAAACCGTTGCTGTAACGGGTACTGCAACACCTTGGGTCGCAGCCTACTCGTGGAGTAGCGGCGGGTTTGGGACTAGGTTTGCCAACCCCACTTCGCTACCTTCTGGCAACGGCGTTGCGTTTTCTCCCGCGCGTGATGCTATTGCTGTAGCTGCTGGATTCGACGCCTACCCGTGGTCTGGCTTTGGCTTTGGCACTAAGTTTACCAACCCAGCTACACCCGGCACTGGCACCGGCGTAGCCTTTAACCCTGCAGGTACTGCCATTGCTATAGCGCACACCGGCACACCCTATGTATCAGTATACCCGTGGAGTAGCAGCGGCTTTGGTACTAAGTTTACTAACCCCGCTACTTTGCCTCCTGACACTGGTCGGTGCGTCGCCTTTAATCCTGCGGGTACTGCTATCGCTATAGGGCACGACACAAGCCCCTTTATTTCCGCCTACCCTTGGAGCGGTTCTGGCTTCGGTACTAAGTTCGGTGATCCGGGTACGTTACCCGCGGGTAGTTGCGGCGGCGTTACGTTCAGCCCTGATGGTACTGCTATCGCTGTAGCAAACCAAAACTCACCTCGCGTCACCGCATACGCTTGGTCGGGTTCTGGCTTTGGTACTAAGTTTACCAATCCAGCTACACTCCCTACTGGCGATGGTTTTGGGGTAGCGTTTTCGCCCGCTGGCGATGCTATTGCGGTAGCGCACACTACCACACCCTTCGTTACAGCATATCCGTGGTCTGGCTCCGGCTTTGGTACCAAATATACTAACCCAGCTACGTTGCCTGCGGGTAATGCTAATAGTGTAGCCTTTAATTCCGCAGGTAATGCCATCGCTGTGGCGCACGCAACCACACCCTTTATAACAGCATACCCGTGGTCTGGTTCTGGCTTTGGTACTAAGTTTACCAATCCAGCTACGTTACCTGTGAGCGAAGGCCGCGGTGTAGCTTTTAATACTAACCCATAGAAAAGAACAACTATGCAATATGAGCAACTGCCTACTGAATATAAATATGACACCCTTGCTGACGCTGTGTATGCGCGAGAGGTTGAGTATTTTCATTACGACTTTGACCGCAAGAACTTTGAGCATTTACTTGCTAACGTAACAGACAATGAGTTTGCGGCCAATGTAGCAGAACGGCTAAACAGCACGCGCAAAGAAATGAGTAATGTAATACTTATCATTTCCGCGCTAAAGTCGCAGATCGAAGACCAAGCCGCATACGATGCGGCTGTTGTACGTGTAACCGCCAAGCGGGAAGCAAAGGAAGCAGAATAATGTGGTATGTCCAAGCCCAAGGCGACAATTTTATACGGCACATTTTTGATGTAGAGCCGACGCAGTGGGATGCGGACAACTACTGTTATGCCCGCCGGTTGACCGAAGAACAGGTCGTACATTTTGGCGTCCACAAAAAGCAAATCGTTACGCCGCCATATCACGATCCAGCCACGCAGAGTCTTGAAGAAGGCCCAGCACTGCTAATCGACGGCGTCTGGACGCAGAACTACATCGTGACGAACCTTAGCGCGGATGAGTCAGCCGCAAAGGTTAGCGCACAATGGAATGTTATTCGCGCAGAGCGTAACAAGCTGCTGGTTGAATCCGATTGGACGCAGCTACCTGACGCGCCAGTAGACGCTGCTGCATGGGCCACATATCGCCAAGCATTGCGCGACATAACCACCCAAGCTGATCCGTTTGCTATCGTCTGGCCCGAAAGTCCATCATCATGAAATGCGCTGATTTTGTAGGCACACTATTTCTTGCGCGCGATGTAGCCCATTCGACGCACTTGAACACGCGCAGCTTTGCCAAGCACTCCGCTTTGAATACTTTTTATGATGAAGTGATCGAATTGGCTGACAAATTTGCTGAAGCTTATCAGGGAAAATACGGCCTAATTGGCCCTATTTCGCTTATGTCAGCTAAGAAGACAAACAACATTGTCGCGTTTCTTGAAGGTCAGGTAGACGAACTTGAGGAAATGCGGTATAAAGTCGTTGATAAGGATTGCACTCCAATCCAAAACATTATCGACGAGATTTTTGGGTTGTATTACTCAACCTTGTACAAACTTAAATTTCTCGCATAAGGACACGACACATGGAACTTTTACGCCCTCTTACTGATCCTGCCTTTGGTACGCAAAGCGTAGCTTACACTGGAACCGCTGGTTCTGTAACTGGCTGGCCCGCAGGCCCACAAGGCGTGTTGGTGTGGTCTACAACTGACGCGTATATCGCGGTTGGTGAAGGCGTTACAGCCACAACATCAGCAACACCGCTGCCTGCTAACACACCTGTACCTATTTTTGTACAGCAGCCCGCTGGCGGCGCTACGGGCGGTGCGTGGCGCGTTAGTGCTGTCCAGATCAGTGCTGGCGGCAATTTGTACGCAAAGCCGATTAACATCAGATGAGTTTTGGCATCCCCGTCCGTAATGGTTTAGGTATAGGCTTACGAGCCTCTACCGCGCTGTCTACGCGCGGCGGGGCTGGCGGCGGGCTGGACGTTGCGACTGTTTTTTCGACATCGCTTTACACGGGTACGGGCGCAGCGCAGACGATCACCAACGGGATTAACCTGTCCGGTTCGGGTGGATTGGTGTGGGTTAAGAACCGAAACAGCACTAGAGTTCATTGTTTATTTGATACGCAACGCGGTTCGGATAAACTTCTCCAGTCACAATCAACTGCTGCTCAAATTACAAACGCAACAGCAATAACATCATTTTCTACTTCTGGGTTTTCTCTTGGGACAGAAAATGAAGTAAACGCATCAACGGCTACTTTCGCCTCATGGACATTCCGCGAAGCACCTAATTTCTTTGATGTTGTGACGTATACGGGAAATGGGGTAAATGGTAGGGCTATATCTCATAGTCTTGGGGTCGCTCCGGGGTGCATTATAGTCAAGGCCATTAGCACTGCTGGCCTTTCGTGGTTTGTCTATAACCGCTCAGCGGGGGTAAATGGATCATACCCTAACTACCTGTATTTAAACTCAACTAGCGCCGCGCAGCCCGGAGAAGTATTTGGGTGGAATGCGGTGCCTACAGCAACAGAGTTTTTCATAGGTTCTTTCGGTGAAGTAAATAACAACGGCACGACTTATGTAGCCTACCTCTACGCCCACGACGCAGCGTCTACGGGAATTATTCAATGTGGGAGTTATACAGGTAATGGCTTGCTAGTCGGCCCAGTAATTAACCTTGGCTGGGAACCGCAGTGGCTTATGATTAAGAACGCCAGCGGCGTAGGCAATTGGCAAATTATAGATAGTGTGCGCGGTATGCCGGTCGGCGCAGCAGACGCTACGCTGCAAGCTAACCTAGCAAATGCAGAAACTTTAGTTGATTACGTCAGCCCTACCGCAACTGGTTTTCAGGTTGTATCAATTAGTTCTCAAGTTAACACACTTTTGTCTACATACATTTACATCGCCATTCGTAAGGCGCCATAAAAATATCAATATTGTCAAGCCACATAATTTACTGTAGTTTGACCATTAACCGTACTGATGCGGCACATCAGGAACTCCATAGGAGTTAAACATGGACGAAACAGTCCCCAACGTAGCGGATGCCTCCGCGCCAGAACTCGAAGCCACGGCAGCAATCGAGCCTGTAGAAAACACGACGCCGGAAACGCCTGCTGAACAGGATGCAAATAAGTCCTTCACACAAGAAGAACTTGACGCGATTGTTGGCAAGCGCCTCGCAAGAGAACAGCGCAAATGGGAGCGCGAACAGGCTCAAAGAGCAGAGGAAGTCCAAGCCCGCCAACAAGCAGGCTATGATATTACCCCTGATCAATTTGAGACTTATGAAGATTACGCAGAGGTTTTGGCCGAACGTAAAGCTGAAGAATTGTTGGCACGGCGAGATACCGCCCGTCAGCAAGCTGAAATGCAGGATGCCTACCATGATCTAGAAGAGGCTGCGCGGGACAGGTATGATGACTTTGAACAAGTCGCGTACAACCCCAACCTTCCGATTACGGATTTCATGGCGCAAAGCATCCAAGCGTCAGACGCAGGCCCAGACGTTCTATATTATCTCGGCTCTAATCCGAAAGAAGCTGATCGTATCGCCCGCCTAGCGCCAATTTTGCAGGCAAAAGAAATTGGAAAACTTGAGGCTTCATTGTCCTCAAATCCGCCGGTTAAAAGAACTTCAAACGCCCCGGCTCCGATTGCGCCTGTCACAGCACGTTCTACTGGGTCAAACCAGTTTGACACCACCGACCCTCGTTCGACCAAGTCGATGAGTACGTCAGAATGGATCGAAGCAGAACGTATGCGGCAGATCAAGAAGTACGAGGCACAACGCAACAGATAATTTGGGATTATTACCATGTCTAACTCGATTTTAACAATTGATATGATCACGCGGAAGGCTCTAGAAATTCTAGAGAATAACCTTGTGCTGACACGTAACGTAAACCGCCAGTACGACGATAGCTTTGCTGTCGAAGGGGCTAAAATTGGCTCAACCCTGCGTATCCGTCTTCCAGACCGTGCGCTTGTAACTGACGGCGCAGCCCTTCAGGTACAGGATGACAACGAGCAGTTCACAAC